GTTGTATTGATCAAAAAATTCTTCTACAGATAAAAGTTGTAAGGTTTCATCAGCTTCTTCGCTACTTTGACTTTCGAAAGAAATATCTATAGTATTTGAAAAAGCATCCTTTCCGTATATCTGCTTTATTAGATTAACTTTTTCTGCCATTAGCCATTTATAACTTTAAAGTAGTAATTATCGTCTAGTACTAGGGTGCTATTATCAAGTGTTGTTTTTATTTGTACTTTATAATATCTCTCTGGTTCTAAACCAGCCATATAAAGATCAAAATAACTTCCGTTAGAGTCTGCACTTAATTTAGTATAAGTGTTATCGAAAGGAATTACAACTTCATTTGTATCTAAATCTCTAATACTGTAGTAACTTGCTTCCGGTAGTGAGTAGTTCGTAGTGTTTAAAGAGCTGGTTGTAAATACTCTAGTTGGGTATTGAGGTCTTGCATCTACTCTAAATCTTTGAACGGATCCAGAATAATATGTTCCTACATTGTTTCTTAAGCTTACTGTTACTTCAGAAGTTGATACTGCTGTCCCTGGGTTATAATCTGAGTCATCCCATTTTATAACTAACTCTGGAGGGTATATTGTATTAGTATCTACTGAAAAGTATTTAAGTTCTGTTCTATAAGCAGAGTCTGTTAAAAATTCTAAAGAGCTTGACTGCTTAACAATAAAGCCGTAATTATTTATACTGCTAGTAAACCAAGCTGTAAAAATATCCGTTACATTAAAGTTTAGGTCTAAATCAGCGTCCCTGTATCCTAAAGTTGCACTTGCAGATAAAGCATATCCATCTGTAGATCCTGTCCACCAGCATCCTCCTCCGGCATTAGACCCTGTATAAGAACTTGTAGCTCCTGTTGGTATATTACCGACCCATTCAGTACTACCGGAGGTAGTGGTAAATTTCCAAGAAGCTCCATTAGTAGTTTGAGGATCATCTAAATATTTACCGGTTCCATTGTTCCAAGGTAGAGCTAAAGAAAAAACATCTAAACCGACATCGTGATTTAGTCCTTCAACCTTAGCCATATTTAATTTTAAATCAACGGCAAAGGAAGCAGTCCCTATAAAGTTATCTTTAATGTTGTTCATCTCAGTTGAATCAAACTGGATGATTGCTCTTGAGGTTTGAGGAGTTGTTCCGTTAACAGCAGTGATGGTGCTCATTTCAAGTATCTCATCGATACCTGTATTCATTGAAGGATACTCACTGTAAAGTGTTGCGTCTTTGCTTGGAAAGAGTTTGTATACTGCCATTGTTTATAAATATAAATTATAAAGGAACTACTCTTCCTTTAATATCGGTATTAGGGAATTTAACTTCAAAGATCATAGGATCTAAAGAAGGATACACTACATTATCAACTGTTGCTCCTTCAACATCATAACTATATGTACTATAATTACCTCCTGTTTTATTATTAACAGTTATACCTTTAACGGTCTGTACGCCTTCGATCTTGTCTAAAGCTATAAATAGATCTTTTAGAAGTATAGGTTCATTAATCTGCCATTTATCAATATTAAAATAATCCTGTAATTCTATTATACAGGCATCTAACACCTGATTATTATTATAGTTAGGGTAAGTTATAATTTCAAAATCTACTCCTATATTAACGATGTAACCATCTTTGATTTTAACAGAGTCATTTATTACCCTATACTGAGATAGGTAAGTTCTTAAATTTTCTTTTAATGCAGAGGTTGCACTAGTAAGTTTCTTATCACTATTATAACTTAGTACATAGAGCTGTATAGAGCTTGGAAGCTCACCTGGCATTATATCCTCTACTTTTTCTTGTTCAGCGTATGCTTTAGCAACAGTTCCATATATAGATGGTAGACTTAGAGCTCTTAAAAGATAATCTTCTGCAGTTACTGTTCTTAATTGATTTTGAAAAGTGCTTAGTGAATTCTCTCTTATTTCTTCAATCGAATCTCCATCTTGCCCTCCGGTTGCTTTTTCAGCATTTAGAACTGCTACAGAATCAAATGTAGTTTGAGCGAGTGTTGAGTTACCTGGGGTGCTATTTGTGAAGGTTATAGTAGCATTGTTAACTTGATTCATTACACCTGCATCTACATTTGCTTGAACTCCTCCACCGGTTAAATATCTAACAGTGAGGGTGGTATTAGATGGAGCGATACCGTAAGTATTTGTGAATATAAAATTAGTAGGAGAGAATGCTGTTGTTAGCTTGTCTTTCTCGAAAGGTAGGCCTAGTCCTACATTGTTTGGATTTGGCACTATATCTTCATCAGAGTCTCCTGTATTACCAGCTCCAAATTGAAGTTGTAAAGTATTTTCATTTAAGAACCTGGAGGTGAATCTACGTTGAACTTGTTTAGTCTGTAGTAAGTAAGGTATGTTACTATCAGTGCTACGATTAGGATCATTAGTATTGGTATTCTTTATACTGTCATAAATTAGATCTTGACCTAAGTGATCGACTTCATACCAAATATTACCATCAGAATCTGTTATATCTAAAACACCTATAACGTTTTCAGCTTGAATAGTTACTGTAGAGAATTGTTGGGGTTCATTAAAAGTAAACGTAGTACTGTTTATTGTAGCTGATACTGCTTTAACAGATTTTTTCAATAAGTAGGATTGAGGAGTTCCTCCGGATAGTTCATATATACTAACTTCTGTTGGATTAATACTTCCAGAGGTTGAAAAATCAACTACGTCTTGAGTTAGGAATGTAATATTGGGATTCACTGTTGAACCTATAATAGCGTTAGGTTCTACTTTTAAAGTATAATTGTAATCTGGTGCTCCGGCTACTGCAGGTACTGTTTGATATACGTCTAGATTTATAGTAGCTGCAGTAGTTACTTTAGGTTTATATCCTAGTAGGTAGGCAAGTTCATAGAGATTATTTGTTTGCCTAGCATACTGTATAAAGGTTTCCTGGATTTGATTGTCTAGATAAAAGGATAGAACATCTCCTACGTAGGAAGACATCTCTATAAACATTGAACCAGGGGAGGATGGTGAGAAATCGTTGTAGGTGTTAGGAAAGTAGGTTCTTGCAAACTCTTGCAGTTCAGTTTTGAAAGATTGAAAATCCCTATTAATGTATTTTATATCTCGTTTTTCTGACATTTTATATTAGTATGTTAATAGTGTCTTGTATACCGAAAGAACGTACGCTATAAGTTATTTCTATTTTCAAAATATTCTGATCTTCATTACCGTACACTTCTACGTTCCCTAGTTCTACAATTGGAAAGTATCTTTTTAAATCTGCTTCTAGTTTAGTTTGTACAGCTTGGTAGTTACCTTCATTTAACTGTTCAAAAATTGTAGCTTTTAAACCTGCTCCAAAGTTAGGATTCATATACCTCTCTCCTGGATCGGTCATAAAGTAATTTATAAGGTTTGATTTTAACTGGTCAGCAGTTGTATAGGTTGAATTAAAGACAGCAGTTCCGGAGAAAGGTAAACTTACTCCAACAGCCTTACGGGCTTTAGTATCAATAGGGAACTTATTTGCTATCCTAAATGCCATCTATCTTATTTTTTTATCATTCCCATCACCTGGTCAAGAGATACTTCCCCTGGAGGTAATGCAGATCCTTCACCGGCTGTATTAGCAGATGCCGGGGGCTGGTAAGCTGGTCCGGCTCCAAAGCCTTGAGCGTCGGTGGAAGTCATATTTAAATTTCCGTTTCTTGACTGGGCCATTCCATCTAGTAAAGAAGAGTACTTCTCTCTTACGGAAGGTCCTGTTTGACTTGGAGCTGCTGCCGGTCTTGCTGCCGGTTGAACATTCTCCGTTACAACTTGTTTAGGTGCACGAACTGCCTCTAGAAGAATTTCCTTTAGTTCCTCTTGGATAGCTTCTTTAACAGCTTCTTTGATTAATTTCTTTAGAGCGTCTGATTTCATTATTTATAAATATTTGTTTAAAATGGTTTTAAATTCTGAGAGTCTATTATGAATTTTACCTGGTCTAGCAATACTTGGTCTAAGGTTGTGAATGAAAAAGGAGTTTCTACTAAGACTATACCTTGGGAGTTTATAGCTACTGCTTTTCTTCTGGTTACTGTATTAGAAAAAGGTTCTTCTCTTATTTCTAAAGTAAACCCTTTATAATTACTAGCTCCTTGTATTATAGCTTCCTCGTTATAAGTTTGGCTTAGTTT